AAATGACCCCCGAAGAACCTCGAACTATACCTTCTCCGGTTTAGATATAGCCCCGTGTCCTTCTCGACCGTGAAGAGATCCTTCTTCGGCTCTATGAACTCATCATAGAATAATTTGATCTCGGACGGATCGTCGCTCCGGAGATGAACCTTCACTTGAACGTCAGTCACCTTTTCGAGATCGTCCCCGTACTTCTTCAGATCCAGATCCTCGACCTCGACGACGTACTTCTCCCACAATCCCGGACGATTTCTATATCTGAGAGTCGGACTATATCCCCGGATCACTCTCTCGACCGCTCCCGTCGTTTTGTTACGTTCTTCATATTTCTGATTGTTTTCCGTAACTCGAAAACGTTCGTCTTCCCGAAGCCGTCCAAACTCCGGACGGATGATCTCGTTATAAAAACGCTCAACGTCGTCCCGTTGTCCCTCGACGTATATTCTCAATGACAAACAGATCAGCCCCCTTCCGGATAGCCCCTGAGACCGTCAGAAATGCCCTCAGAGCCGTTTTGCTGATTGACTTGATACTTTCCCTTTACTTCTTCCGATAAAAGCCGAAAATCGACCGTGTGAAGGATTGAGCTTCCTTCTGAGCTTCGTCACGTTGTCTCTGAAGATCTTCGATCGTCTCCCGATCCTCTTCAGTCTTCTTCCGGAGATCGTCCGCTTCCGTCTGGATCGTCCGGATCTGACCGTCTCTCTCTTCGACCTGACGTGTCAGCTCAGCTTCCCGATCTTCAGCTTCCTTCAGTCTCTTCGCCTTCGCTTCGTTATCTTCCAGAAGAGCCGTATATCTTGCCCGATCTTCGAGCGTCTTCTTTGCTTCATCCTGAAGCTCAATGATCCGATCCTGAGCCTTCAGCCGTTCGTCCTGGCTCTTCAGCAATTCGTTTTGTGCTGACATAAGCTGAAGCCGTAACGTCTCGACTTGTTGCTGAAGTGCTTCGATCGCTTCGTCTTTGTCCTGACTGAGAAGGATGATCGGATTCTCTCTCCGTCTCTTCGTCAGAAATTCGACCGCCCACTCATCGAGATATTGAGTCCGACCCTTCCGGACGATATGATCCTTCAGCTCTTCACCGTAACCGACAATTTGCTTCCGGACGGCTTCATAGCTGACGTTTTGACTCTCCGCATACTGTTTGATTGTCATCAGCTCCACCGGATCGCCCCCTTCCTTCAAAACAACTTCGTTGTACAAACCTTTGTGCAACGTTGTATATGCTGATTCTTCCCGTGTTTTCGGGATATACAACTTCCGTTGTACAACCCTTCGCACTACGTTGTATTATAGTTAGAAGACACTAAAAAGTCAATTCTTGAACCACTCCCAGAAGCTCATATTTGCCCGTTTTACGGCTTCCAGATCTTCAGGCATAGAAAAACCCGAAGACCGTTACAAAACACGATCTCCGGGCTTCCTGACGGCTTCTCAGCCGAAGAAATGAATGATCCAAAACAGATTGCTTCCCCCTAACGCTCCCAGAAGGATCAGAAGCGTGATCCAGAGTCTCCGCTCTTTCCGTTCATATCGTGCCATTGACGCTTCATGCACGATATACGGGATCTTTTTGTCTTCCATGCTCAAACCCCCTCTCTAAGCTCTCTTTTGTACTTGTAATAAGTCCCCCTTGCGATTCCCGTCAGCTTCATGACTTCCAGATCCGACAGATCTCCGTTGAAATCCTTCGACCGCTTCAGGATCACTTCCTTCGCTTCAATGGACTTCTTCGTTGTCAGCTTCGCTCCCTTCGGCTGACCGATCTGTTTCCCGTTCAGACGTGCCGTCTCGATCCCTTCCCGTGTCCTTTGATGAAGATCTTCGACTTCCTTCTCAGCCTGATCGAAGGCAAGTCGGATCTGTTCCTTCGCAAGCGATAACAGATATTTGTTGACCCCTTCGAGAATGAAATCAACGTTCGTCCCCGTCAACGGGACTCCGGTCTCCATAGCCTTCTTATAAGTGTCCGTGTTAATGTGTGGCTCTTTCAGGAAGATCAGATTCACTCCCAGATTAAAAAGATCCTCATAAACCCGGAAACCTTCGTCAGCGTCACGGCTCATTCGTGAGACCTGATCGAAAACAACGGTGTCACCTGGCTTCAGCTGTTTATATAGCTTCGTCCAACCCGGACGATCGAGCTTTGTCCCGGTGTATTCATCCGTTACGATCACAGCGTCCGGATATTTCTCTTTCACGTTCCGGATCTGACGCTCAATAGATTGCTTCATTGTACTCACCCGGCAATAGCCGTAAACCTTTGTTTTCATGTGCTTTTCTCCCTTCGTGATATATTCAAAGTATCGTTTCTGACGTTCGTCACTTTTGACACTTCAAATATACCACGATCAGGACGAAAAAGCAATACTTTTGATACTTTTTCTTATAACGTCACTTTTGACACTTTCGGTTTAACGATCATGTCCTTCCACTCAGCTTTGACCTTCTCCCGAAGAAGATCTTCGTTGCTGAGATCGATCTCTTCGAGCTTCGTTGCCCGGATGATCGGCTCAACAACTCCGGGACTGACGTTTTCCTGAAGTAAGATCTGACGATAACGGCTCTCTTTGCTCAGAGCGTCCGTCAGGATCGTGATCTGATCCTCATTCAGCCCGATCCGCTGAAGAAATGCTTTGTCGATCATCCTGATCCCCCTTCCGTTAAGCGTCCACGATCTCCGAGAACTGTCTCAGAGTCTCCGGATCAAAACCTTCCTCACGATAGAAATCAGCCTGATCCGTGAAGAGTTTCCTTTTCGTCAGACCGCCTTCGACCGCTCCATAGTGTTCTTCATGATACTTCTTCGCAATCCGGGACGCTCTTGTCGTGTCGTACTGAAGGAAGTCTTCCATGCCGTTCTTCAGCCCCGTTACAATGTCAGAAGCCTTCTGAGAACTCATTTCCGGACACAGATGATCGAAAGAGTGCATGATCCCGTGATCGTGAGCGATTTCAGTCACCACGCTGACCGCAATCGGATTGTCCTTCACGGCTTCCGCTGTCCGCTGACACTCTTCGAGAGTGACCTTCTTCTTCATCTTCAGGACGTTCAGAAGATTGACCTGATCGTTTGTCGGTGCTGAGACGGATCTCTTCCCGATAGCGTCCATCATGCCCCCGATGACCGTCAGAAGCCCCGGACGATATTCATCCCGGAGAGCTGTCAGCTCAGCTTCAAAACGCTCATTTTCCTTCTTCAGATCCTCTTCGTAACCCTTCGACCCTTTGAAACGTTCGAGAGACTTCACTTTTTTGTCGTGAGCTTCCGTCAGCTCCGCTCTTTTGTCCTGAAATTCCTTCATTTTCGCATAGTATAATTCGGTGTTTGTAATCATTGATTTGATCTCCCTTCGTTAAATTTGAAATACACCGTCAATCAGTTTCTTCACGATCTCCCGGAGATTGTCGACTCCGTCCTTCAGATCCTCGATCTCTTCCCTGAGCTGATCCGTCTCTTCCGATCGATTCGGAAAAATCACGTCCGGGATATAGCTGACCGTGAAAAGCGTCCCGTGTGATTGTGTGTGATCCTTCACTAATTCGAGATTTGCGTCTTCCATTTCACCGAAGCCCCTCAGGACGGATCTCTCCCACGTCCCCGGATCGATCGACTTTCCGCAAACTGGACACGTCCGAGCCTTCCAGTCCTTCCAGTTATCCCGGTGATAAATGATCCAGTCCGAACCGCAACCGTCACAATGAATTTTTAAGTGTCCCATGCTTTCAACTCCCTTCTTTATGCTGAGATACCTCTTCGATAAATAAGCCGATCCAGAGCATAAGCCGTTGCGTCAATCGTGTGATTGTCACGATCCGGAAGCTCCGACGTGATCTCACCCGTCTTCCGATCGACTACATAACAATAATTTTGAAATTCCCGGGCTGACTCCGGAGTCCGTGACGGATCGATCACAAGCCTTCTATGCTGAAGCCAACGTGTCCGATATTGAACGCAACCCGGCTCTTTATGACAAGCGACCGCCTTCAGCCCGTTGTCGTGAAGATCCACGATCGACTTCGGCTCAGCACAGTCACAGACGATCAGCTGTCTTTCCTCATAGACTTCAGATCCGAAGAACGATCCCGAGACCTGACCCGTCTTGTCATAACCCTTCTCTTTGATCCGATCCGCAATCTCTTTGTTACCGCAACCCCGTTTGTATATTTCATCGATGAAATAAACGGTGTCCGTCTTCCGATCGTAAGCCAACCGGACGAAAGCAAACGGATCTGACGAAAATCCAAAATCGAGACCCTGAAAAATATATGTCTGTCTCCGGATCTCTTCGTCCGTGATCTCCCTGATTTCCAGATTCGGGAAAACTTCTGAGCCGTTGCCGACCGGAAGTCCGAGAAATTCGTGTTCGTAAGCCTTCGGATTGATCTCTTTCAGACGCTCAGCTTCTTCGAGAAAAAGATCACCGAGCCACGACTCCGGGATCATCCGATAATCCGTCCGGACTGTCAGAGACCGATCGTCCTTTTCTTCGATATACTGATTCACCCAGGCATTTTTTGAAATCGGGGGATTGAAGCTCCGGAAGATCACAAACCTATCACCGCCACGCAAAACGGATTGCTGAAGGTTTCTCAGCTCCGGAAGACCCGTGATCTCCGAAAACTCTTCGATCCATAAGATCCGGAAGTAACCCTTCACGGGCTTCAGGCTCTTCAGCTTTGTCGGATCGTCCAGACCTGACAACCGGATGACCTGACCCGTCTCATATCGAAACTCTAACGGCATGACCGTTGACTTCCAATGCTCCCCGACTCCGAGAGTATCGATCGCCCATTGTATTTGATTGAAGACCGATCCCCGGAGTGTGTTCGCATACTTCCGGATCACAAGTCCGTTACTCAAACCGCTCCGATCCTTCATGATCTGATTGACAAGCTCTAACGCAACGTAAGACGATTTTCCCGATCCTCGACCGCCCGGAAGATTGATAAAAGCATGATCTCCCCGATCCACGTCTTCATGAACCGGAAGGAAGCAATCAGCGATATGATCCGTTATATCGAGCCGATCGATCTCTTCTCTGAGCTTCACAGAAGCCCCGTGAGACGCTTCCAGAGCGTCAATTTGACGCAATAGCTCTCTATCCGATAATCTCACCGTCTCACCCCCTAAACCGTGTCAGAAACGTTTCCTGACGTGTCCTGAAGTGCTTCCAGTTTCTTCATGATGTCCGTTGTCGTTGTCCAGTCTCTCAGCTGATTCATGAGAGTCTGGATCGCATTGACTTTTGTCTGAGCTGAAGTCTCCGGATCTTCGATAATCCCCTGAAGGATCTCAACGTCTTTCGTCAGATAGCTTTGCATTTTATTGACCGCTGTCTTCAGGATCGCTTCCTTCCGCTCCCGGATCACCTTCTGAAATTCTGGATCGTTCCGGATCTTATAACACGTCTTTTTCGAGAGTCCGGTCTCCCGGATCACGTCCACCATTCGGAAATTATTGAGGAAGGCTGAAATCACTCTTTCGTCTTCCGCATAGTTTTTTGCCCTTGCCATTCGATCACCGTCCTTTTTCCAGATCGTGAAGGATCTCGACCGCCTTCATCCGATCAGCTGAAGAAGCTGACGGATCGTCCAGAACCCGGAGACAATTCTCTTTCATCTTCTCCCGGATCTGGATCTTCTCCCGATGCCTGGCTTCTTGTGCTTCCTTATGCTTCTTCCGTGTCTCTATCATTTTTTCAGTCCGTGTCATTTCTTTTCACCTTCCTTTTCTTCGTCAATAAACTTCTGAGCTTCTTCTTTTGTCCGGAAGCGTCTTTTCGTATCTTCCCACGCATAACCGCCCCCGAAGTCTTTCAGTTTCCAGACGGAGAAGCCGTCCTTCACTTCGTAAATCCTGAACTTCAACAACTTTGTTTCTCCCTTCGTTACAATCACAACGCTCCCCCGGATCGAGATTTGATCCGCAAAACGGACACGTTACAAAATAAGTGTTCTTCATGTTCTAAACCCCTTCCGCAAACTGGCAAGCCGGGCTTGCGTATATACAAACCGTAATCCGCAAGCAGTGCGTCCGGTCTCCCTTTTGCTACTTCGCAAGCAGTGCGTACATGGACGCTTTTCGCTTTTTGGGGACTTCCCCAACCCCCGGAGATCGTCAACTTCGTGACGGCTTCAGTCCGCTTCACGGACTTTACGGAGAAAACAGACGTTTTTTCAGAGTCATTTTCTTTTCATGTACAAAATCCCGTTTTTTTAAGGTTTTTAATTTTCATCTGAAAATATCTCCGTTTTCTCTGTTTTCTCTGTTTCCCTTGTATTTACTGGATTTTCAGCCCGTCTCAATCTCTGTTTTTTATCCGCTCAATCTCTGTTTTTCTCTGTCAATCAAACGGTGTCGGCTCATCCTGAACCGATCTCCAACCGTTGACGGAGAAATTAACGGAAGTTTCACGGAGATTTTCTCTGTATTTGATCCCCCGGAAGCACTCCGTCCCGGACTTCGTTTTGATCTCCCCGAAGCCCTTCGCCTTCATTGACCGATAGAAGTTTTGCTTTGTGAGAGACTGACGCTCCATGTCCTGACAGAACGCTTCATAGCTCCGGTACAGATCGAGTTTCTTAATTCTGTTCTCTGTATTGTCCGGGACTCTTTCCGTTTTCTCATTCAGGAAGGCTTCCACGGTGTCAGAATCACAACGGAGACGCTTCACCGCTTCGACCGATCCCGGGGACTCCGTGATCTTCTTCGTTTCATATAATCGTTCGAGAGCCTTCACGCTGATCCGGATAAAATCATCGATCTCAGCTGACAGCCGATCGAAGAAATCCGTTTCCTTCTTCTCCGGGACTTTGTTCATTGTCAGGATCAGCAACCTTCGATAGAAGCCGTTTGTCCGCTCAGCCTTCACGATCGGAAGCTCATTCGTTGAAAAGATCAGCTTCGCATAAGATTTGAAACTGACAGCGTCCTTCCCCTTCGCTTCAGCTGACAACGTATCTTCTCCGAGAACCTTCTTCAGAGTCGAAACGTCTGACAGAGCGTCTATTTCCAGATCCGCACAGCTGTTTAACAGTTTTCCCATGAGTCCGAAAGCTGAAAATCTTTGTGTCAGCTGACTCAGACTGATATTAGAAATATTGTCAGCTCCGATCATCTTGTCGATCATCCGGATCACGGTCGACTTTCCCGTCCCACCTTCACCGTTAAGGATCAGAAACTTTTGCTGACGTGTATCCCGTGTCAGACAGAGTCCGGAGAACTGACACAACATTTCAATGTCTTCCGGAGTTTCACAGATGAACATGAGCCACGACTGAACCATGTCACCCTTCAGCCCGGCTTCTGGATCGTAAACGTGAGGGATCTGATTCACGGCTTTATACTTCGGATCGTGAGGGATCAGCTTCTTCGTCACGGGATCATAAAACCCGTTGCGGAAATTGACCCATTCGACCGGATAACAATTCAGATCTTCCGTTGTGACCTGAAGCGATACGTCTGAAATGAAAAGATCATAGATCCGTTTGATCGTTGTCGATCGGATGAACTCCGGATAGATCAGATCCCGGATCATCGTCTTCAGCTTCGCTCCGGAGTGATCCGGACGAAATGCTCCGTCTTCGTAAATGTACGGTGTCCCACCTAAGACGAAGAGATCCTGACTGTTCTTCAAATACTGAAGGATCGCATAATCGAAAACCCCGGTGATCTTCCCGGTCTGATCGTTTATCATGTGAAACTGATCGAGATTCGGCTGACCTGGCTCTTCCTTCGGATCTTCTTTCAGTAACGCTTCCAGATCCTCGACCGTGTGATCTTTGAAGAAATCTGAAATGTCCCCGTGTTCGAGATCCGGAGTCGGTGTCACGATCCTGACTGACTTCGCCACGCTCCGGAGATCCTTCTCGATCTTCTTTGCTGACTTCCGTCCCGGATCGTCATTGTCCGCAAGGATCACCACGTCCGCACCTTCAAACAACGTTGCACAACCTGAGACCCAGTCTCCGGAAGCTCCGCAAGTGACCCCCGTCAGACCGTGAAATTCGACCGTTTTCACGTCCTTTTCGCCTTCACAATAGAAAACCCTTTGCCCGTCCCGGATCGCCTTCTGAAGCCCCTTCAGGCTCTTACAATAGACAGCCGGGATCGTCCTTCGGCTCTTCCCGTTCAGACCATAATTGAAACGATCTCCGTCCATGATCCCGTAAATGAATTTTTTCCCGGAGAGCCTGATCCGTGTGAAGGCATAATTCCCGTTAAGATCAACGTATTTGTAAACGTCTTCGATCTGACGCTTCTCCCGTCCTTCAACGTAAGATCTCCACCGCTCCCCGGTCTGGATCGGATCATCTTCAAAGAGATCCTTCAGACTCAATCCCACAGCTCCCAGAACGTCAGCCGTTTCACAACCGGCATGACAATGAACGACTGTCCCCTTCTCCCCTTTGGAGATCG